ATCTCCTGGGTCATCTGCTCAATGTTCACCTCAAGCTTCTTAATATTCTCTTCAATGTCGACGACAGGCATCTTGTACTCATTTAAAGTTTACAATCTTTAAATAAGTATGCTTACTCGAACTGGATACCTAGTGAACGAGGGACCAATTCAAGAAATTAAAAAAGAGTTAACCGTAAGACCTATTGTCAATGGGGACTTTGGATTTCCTCCACCACCTTTCAAAGTTTTTAGAGCAACTAAGAATGGAGTCTGCGTTCCCCGATTCTATGGAACTTCTAAACTTGGGGAACCCAAAGAGGATCGACGACCTGAACCCACCCGGATCCGAGCCAAATTCGCTGGACAGCTCAGAGATACCACACATCAGAACGAAGCACTCACAGCAGCAATTCAAGCAGGTCATGGCGTCCTTTCTCTACCATGTGGCTACGGGAAAACGACGGTATCCTTGGCTATAGCGTGTAAGTTGGGGTACCGCACGATGATCGTCGTTCACAAACAGTTTTTGGCTGATCAATGGCGTGAGCGTATTCAACAGTTCTGTCCGGGTGCTACGATTGGGGTTGTTCAACAGAATAAAAAGGAGGTTGACTGTGATTTTGTCATCGCCATGCTCCAGTCGTTATCTCTCAAGGAGTACTCTTTCACAGACTTTGACACTGTGGGTACTTTGATTGTCGATGAAGCACACCATATATGTGCGAAGGTGTTTAGTCAGAGTCTATTCAAAGTGTGTCCTCGACACATCTTTGGACTTTCAGCAACACCTGAAAGGAAGGATGGACTCACAAAGGTACTCCACTGGTTCATGGGTCCAACATTCTTCGCGGTTGAGAGAAAAAATCAGGAACAGGTTGAGGTCTTTACAATAACATTTGATTCACCAAACTACAGAAACCCACCACCCTCTATGCGAAATGGGAAGATTTCAATGCCTAACATGATCACAGAACTCGTCGAGGATCGTCAAAGAAACAAGATGTTGGTGGAACTCGTGAAAAAGGCTTCAGCTGGAACGAGACAACTTCTGGTCCTCAGTGACCGCCGTCAACATTGTGAACTTCTACACCAATGTTTCCCCAAGACATCCGGACTCTATATGGGTGGTATGAAGGAGGCTGCTCTTCAAGAATCTTCCAAAAAGAAAATCATCTTCGCAACGTTCAGTCAAGCCCATGAAGGTCTCGATATTCCAACCCTCGACACAGTTATCCTCGCAAGTCCCAAATCGGACATCACTCAAAGTATTGGAAGAATCATGAGAGAAACGAAAGGGAAGAAGAATGAACCACACATCTATGATGTGCATGATCCTTGGTCGGTGTTTACAGCGATGTACTACAAGAGAATGAAAGTGTACCGCCAAGGTGGTTTCAAAATTCACGGTAAAGCCGTAGAGGAAAAGAAAAGTGACTTTCCTCAGGGAAAATGTCTATTTTTAAATCTGAACAATTATTAAATGTCTGGTGCATTGATACAACTTGTTTCTAAAGGAGTACAGGATGCGTACATCATGGGCGAGGAAGGACATTCATTTTTCCGAACGAAATTCATGAGACACACAAACTTTTCTCAGGTACCGAAATTTATAAAATCGATGGGTGCAAATGATACATCCATAACTATACCAGTTCTAGGAGATATAATAAACGCTGTATGGTTTGAAAAAAGTGATACAAGACTTATGGGTATATTCAATAACTCAACGATTAGTTTATACATTGGTGGACAAAAAATAGATTCGCAACACTTTGATTATTATACAGACATATGGCCAACTTATTTGTCCGATACGTACAGTAAATCTAAAGAACTAAACTCGTCTGGGATTTATCGCGGATTTTTACCACTCCAATTTTTCTTCTGTAATCACAAGGCGTTTCTACCCCTTGTGGCACTTCAGAAACATCAGATTGAAATAAAAATAGACTTTGATCCTAATGCTTTTAACGGACTAACAGAAACTCAATCAAAGTATGAAGTGTATGGCAATTACATTTTTTTGGATAAAGATGAACGAGAATCTATCGTAAAACGCTCAATGGATCTTGTAATTACACAGGTTCAGCGCCTTGAGCATCCACTTAATACCGGAGATGGATATATCACCATAGATATAAGTCAATTCAATCACCCCGTAAAGTCGCTATTCTTTGGTTTTGCGAAAAAGTATAATTATCTAGATGATTACTTTAAATTCTCCGGGGTTGATCTTCAAATAAATGGTACACCTTTATTTGAAAACATGACACCTGTATATTTTCATTCGGTTCAAAATTACTACAAATCTGAATATGGTGTATCAGGATATGACAACAACTCTGATATTCTCATTAACACGAGATACTATGTATATCACTTTTGTATGAATGCATCGCAATATAGTCCATCTGGATCATGCAATTTCAGTCGTCTAGACAATGCAAAAATGATAATTCGTGGTGCTCAGGTTGGAGTTACAAGGGTGGAGGGAGAGCCCATATACGTATATGCAGTCAATTACAATGTTTTGAGAATAAGGGATGGTTTAGCTGGAATATTATTCGGAAATTAACTTTACGAAGAGGGAAAACCTCTAAGTAGACTTAACACATTTATGCCCTGATGGAATCAGAGACGGCTAACACAATTACGCCGACAATGAAAGCCATGACGACGTAATTCATCTCAGTTTCTTCGAGTCCGACCTGAGGTTTAACCTCTTTGGCCTCGGGTTCCTCGACGACATTCTGACGTCGACTGGGAGGATCCAGTTCCTCTAGCGGACAATACGCTATCATTTATATATATTTAGAGATTAATTTCCGTCTTCTTCTTACGTCGAGTACGCTTCGCTTTTGTGCCACCACCGACATTCACCTCTTTGACTTCACCACCAGTGGAGTCTCCTGAAACGGAAATGATATCCGAAACATCATCCTCATCGGCGACGCTCTCATTGGTGGGTCCGGGCATGGTTGTGTTCATTGGGGGTGGGGGTGGCATCATAATACCACCCATGAGACTCGATATGTCGACACCGGGGCCCTGCATCTCGTAGTTACCCGTACCACCCACGGGGGCGTTGTCAGCTGGTCCATCCGTATTCCTGGTCGTATTCTGAACCGCGGACATCATGTTCTTCACGAGATCTGGGTTCTGCTTAATGACATCGTTCATGTTAGGCATGACCGACTTGAACATACTATTCGTGAGGTGGAACATCATCGCCGAACCACCCAACATCATGATCAACTTCACCTCAGGGGCGACACTGACCTTCGAGCGGTACTTGACATAGAGCTCCTCGAAGACACCATCATAATCATCAACATTCTCCATGACAGACTCAGACCAACCTTCTAGTTGTATTTCAAAGGGGTTGTAGCGCTTGTTGAGGAACTCCAGACCAGTCACACACGCAATCAACATTCGCCTCGAAAAGCGTACCGACTGCTCCACATCTATGCTGTATGTGATACGCTTCACCTCTGATCGCAGTTCCTCGATGTTCGAATAGGCTGTGAGTCTCTTGTTTACTGCGAAACCCTTCTTTTCAAGACGCCCCAATTTGTTAATCAGATCTGCCTTTTCCTCATCAATAGAGGTGTACCCCTTCGAAGGCTGCTCTTCTTGGCTGGGTGGTTCATCATCAAAGAAAGTCTCTTCATTTTCACCATAGTCAATCTCTTCATCCTGCTGAGGTTGAGTAGGGGCTGATTGTTTATTGGGATTCACAAAAGCATCCATCGCCTCCTGTCGTGGCATCTGAGGAGGAGCTTGTCGGTGTACTGGACGAGGAACTGGTTTGGGACGAGGTGCAGAGATTTCAATCTCATCCATAAGTGCCTGCTCATCGGCATCTAACTTCATCACAGTTGTATTTCCTCGGTCGAGAATTATTTCTTCGTCCATCTACTCTCTATGTAGAAACTAAAAAAAATATCTTTAACGCACTTTAAAAAAATGTATACTTATAATAAATGTTCAAGTTGAATCAAGCGAACCGTAATGCGGTGACTTCCATTATTGTTATGATCCTGTTAATCGTCGCCCTCGCACTCACCCGTAACATCAGTGCGTACCAACCCAGGCCAATCAAGATCAAGACCGTCTCGGATGCATCCATTTTCGATCTCAAGCCCAGTCTCGACTGTACAGCTGGTTCGGGTAAGGAAGATGATGCCTACAGCATGGGTCTTACTCCCGGTCGGCCCTGTGGTGCTAACAAACTCGTCGCCGATCATGCTGGCTATGCGATCGAGGATGGAATCGGTGGATCTTTAATCTAAGCTAACTATAAATGGCTCTCATTACTTCCCCTACAGAGACAATTCCCGATCTCAACTATGAGTACCACACCATCACAATTGATACCATCGGTCAGGGTAGTTCGAATACCTTTACTTGCTTTCTCAATCAGCCATTGAGGAATGTTGTTCAGGCTAAACTCTTAGCTGCTCGCATCAATACAACAGCGGCGACTGAACACTGTTATGTGTCGATCGAACAACTTGACTCCATCTTTACAGACCGTGCGTCCAATGTATACGACGGTCAAGCATCCTTGAGTATTCTCCGTGGATCCTTCGCGAGTCTTGTAAAAGATGAGGCCACTACCGTCACGTTTAAGGATGACTATCCAGTGGTGACTCAATATATCGACCCCATTCGCCGGGTTGATCGCCTCAACGTCACCATTCGTGACCAAGACGGTGAAACCATCGAGAGAGCAGGCGCCAATGATAAAAATTTTCTCGTCATTCGTTTCGTGTGTAGAAAACCCAATTTGTAATTTTCTCCCTTTAATATAGTATTACCATGTCTGCAGGCATTGTTCAACTGATTGCGATAGGTGCCCAGGATGAATATATCGTGGGTGATCCTGAAATTTCGTTCTTCAGTTCAACCTTCAAAAGACATGCTAATTTTTCACAATCCATCGAAAAGCAAACAATCCATGGAGCGGTGAAAAACAATTCAATGTCCAGTGTTCAATTTGAACGTTCTGGAGACCTTCTTAGTTATGTATATTTTACACTTGATGATACCAAACAGGCCCTAGATATTCAGCGGTGGGATACAATCATTGACCACGTTGAACTCTATATTGGTGGTTCCCTCGTAGATACACAAGATGCCATTTTCACTGAGAAAATCGCCATAGATACTTTTGCTCAGAATGTGTCCAAGAGTGCGAATGGTACACATCCAGGTGTGAGCGCTCGCTCTTTTTTCTACCCCTTGCGTTTTTTCTTCTGTGAGGGTCCTCAATGTGCCCTTCCCCTGGTGGCTCTCAATTATCATAATGTCGAAATTCGTATCCATTGGGCTAATGCCGCGTCCAATTACAACGTTGAGTGTTATGCCAATTATTTCTATCTCGATAACGAAGAAAGAGGTAATATCGCCACTCGTAAACACGATCTCCTAATTACTCAGGTTCAGAAAAATATCGCTTCGGGTACAGTCAC